CATCGTCACCTGTAAGGTCGTAAGTGTCACTTGTTGCGCCTGATATATTGCCACCTGTTCTTTGCCATTGGTAAGTCAAAGTAGGTACAGGGTTTCCGTCCCAATTATTTCCTGTAAATCCAATTGTCATTCCTACCATCCAAGTTGTTAAATTATCTATTGAAGGCGGTGTTATATTTGTAGGTGCAGCTAAAGCTAAAGCCCCATAAATATTAGATGTCGCATTTGTTGAACCTGTTGCATTTGTTGCTGTTACAACACAAGTTATATTCGTGTTTGCGTCTGCGCTTACTAAAGTATAAGTGTTTGCGTTTGTTCCTATATTAGTTGCTCCACGTTTCCATTGGTAAGAATAGCTTGTTGGACTACCTGTCCAAGTACCATCTGTAGTAGTAAGTAAGTCACCAACATAAGGGTTTCCTGTTACATTAGGTAGTACAGTATTAACAGGCGCAGTTGCTGAAGCTCCTATAATATCTGTACGACCTGCTGAACTTACTGCGTAAACTGAACCCCAACCAATAGCGTTAGTTGCTCCTTTTCCCCAACCTATTGTATTGTTAGCCGCTCCGTCACCCCAACCGTTACTATTTGCCATTTTCTAATTTCTTTAAATAAGTTTTTAACTTAACTATGTTTACTTCTTTTGGTTTGTAAGTTTTTAAATGTACCATCCTGTATAATTATTGTTTGTGTCAGGAAACATATCGCTATTACTATTCGTTGAGTATTCTGGAAACAAATTATTATTATTACTTATGTAGTCAATAAAACGTTGTGTGTAGTGTTGTGCTATTTGTGTTTCTTTTTCAATTAAAAAATCTATTTCGCTTTTTTCTACGCTTGTTGAATTTTCGGAATTGTGTTTGTAAACTCCTTTGTTTGAAATCGTGTAAGCTGCAAACGGCAAATAATATTTCATAGCTAAATGAATAAGCATCGGCTTTAAATAAACGGTTGTAAGCGTTAAATAATTTCCACTTAATGTATTTGCTATGATGTCCGCTTTTATCTTGTTTAGTAGCTTCGTACCCGTGTAATTTTGCAAGTCTGTATCTTGTGCGATTTTGATGTATTGAATAAAATTGTCCGTGTCAACGTTTCCGTTTAACGAAGTATATTTTACGACGTCTTGTCGTGTTATTAAAAGTGCTTCTGGCATTATTGAAAACGTTTGTTAGAAGGTAAAAAACCGTGTGTGTTTGGTATGTCAATTGGACGTGTTGCAACTAAACTTGGATTAGTAACTACATAACCAAATTTAGCGGCTTTTGCTTGTGCTAATTTTTTTGTGTTTGCGGTTATGTTTAAACCTGTTCCTTCAAATACTGCATAAACTTGTTTATTCCACCTGTGGTGACAATTTCCACCGCCTTTGTATAACCAAATAGAATAGTAGTCTGTTCCTTTAGGCCCCCAACCTGCGTTAACAACTTGTGTACTCATATTTAAAATGTCTTCTTTACGGTAAATCTTGTTTGCTAAAACCATTTGTGTACAAAATTCACGTCTGTTATCTGTTGTTTCGCCTTCGTATTTATAACGAACAACAAATTTTACTCCGTCAATTACTTTGTCTTGTTTACTTGTAATATTTGGTCTTGCGTCACCTGTAGAAACTAAATTAACAACCTTACTTAATAAACTTTGTTTTGGCTCTTTACTTAACAACTCGTTTTCTTTATCATCGTTTTCGTAGTCAACTTCTTTTTCGTCTATTAATAACCAATTGTCTTGTGGGTATTCGCCTAAATCAATTAACGGGTTTGTGTGTGCGCTTAATTCTGTTCCTGTTTCTTCTGCAACTTGTTCTGCGTTTTGCGTGTTTTCCAAGTCCGTAAATTCAAGTGGTTGTAAAGTCTTAAAAAATAACTTTAAAGCAACTCCGTTAAACGCTAAAATGCTATCAAAAGCGTCTAATAATTCTTCTTGAAACGGTCTTATAACCATATTGTCAAAAAGAATAGATGAATTTTTTAATTCTTCTGCGTTACTTGAAAAACCATTTGTTGAAGCAACACCAAAAAGTAAAGGTGAAGTTATGTTGTGTCCTAACATAATCTTGCGTAAACATTCTTCGCTTAAATACGTGTAGTGTTCTGGAGCGTCGTTTAACGGAATGTCTTCTACTGTTGTTTTACTTTCAGCGTTGTTGTTAAAAGCTACTATAACTTTTTGTCCCCTACTTCCTGTAAGTTTGTCAAGTACCTTGTTTGAAATTATTTGTTGTTGTTCATCAGTTGGAACTCCGTTGTTAAAATTTACAACTTTAGTTCCACTAAATCCGTTTTGAACTTCGTTAATTAAGTAGTCTGCAATTTCTTCTTCTAAAAGTGTATAAGGTACTGCGCCTTGATAGTCTGGATATGAATAATATTTCATCCCAACTGAATAAGGTTTAGAAAATAATATTTCTATTTTTTCTTTTCCATAACCAAAAGCGTTAAATCTAATCGGAGCAAACTTTTTAGTATCGTCCCAATTGTCCGAATAGTAATAACCTGTTATTTGTCCGTCTTTGTCGCATTTTTCAGCTCGTAATAAATTAACAGGTATATGATATGCTTTTAATATTTTGTCGTGCTTGTCGTTGTAGTGTACTTGAATAGCAAATTGTCCAAACATTTTTCTGTCTAAAACCATTTTTCGTACGTCTTCTTTGTGAAATAAAGACATCATTTGTGCGTACTCGTTCGGCTTTTTATTAGCGTCTAATGCACTTAAACCTTTTCCGTAAATTAATCGTGCTACGTTGTTTATAATAGCGTTATTCGTTGTTGAATTGCTATATCTCTCAATTAAAAATTGAAAGTATTGGTCTCCGTCTTCAGTTAAAAAGTCCACCCAATTTTCTCGGTTTGTTTCCGATACTACAGGTGACGTGTAAGCTGACAAATTAAGTACGTGTAAGTTATTCATAAACTATAAAATCATTTGTTGTGGAATTAGAAACATACTGATTATTGTTAACCGAAAATGTAACTAAAGGTTGTGCGGTGCAAAATATTCTATCCTTGTAAATTATTTCGTTACTTGAATTTTTTAATTCTAAAGTATAAAAATGTCCTTCTATTAAACTAAAAGTGTGTTGTATTGAATTTGTATAGTCATCGTAGCCAACTCCGTGTGCGTTTGTTGAAACAGAAGTGTTTGTTTGTTCGTCTGTTATTACCATTGTTGCAGGTTGTTGGCTAACTGCGCCCCCTATAACTCGTGGAACGTAACTAAATAATTGTGGACTTCCTGAAGGTGTTAATACTATCATATTAGTATAATTAAATATTCGTGTTTTTGTTCTTTTTTTAAGACAAAAAAAAAGCCGAACTTACGAACGGCTTTAAAAATAATTTTTTAAATTTAGTTAGCGTCAACTGTTGCTCCTGTGAAACAGCTACTAACCAATAAAGCATCTGTGTAAGGTGCTGTAACCGACAAGTGATTTGCAGGAATTGATTCTTGCCCTACAAGTGTCATTGTGTAACCATTTAAGTCACCCATTGCAGTACCATTTGAAATTAAACCTGTAGTTACATCCATTCCGTGATTAAGTCCCGCAATAAAGAAATTGTTTGCGTTTGTCTTAATTACTACGTGTGGACGACCCCAAGCAAGTAATTTCATTTGTTTTGTAGTCACTGCGTCTAAACCTTTGATTGTAAAAGTTAAAGTTTGCTCTACAAAAGTAGTTCCGTTTTCACGTGAACTTGTAACTGTTTGTTCAAAAGAATTTGCGCCTTTCAAATCGTATTTAAAAAGTGTTGTAACCCCTGCAATACTATCAATTTCGTCTTCTAAATCTACTGCTGAGTTATAAGTAATTGCACCCATTGTACCGTAGTTAATAAAGTAAATTGACTTTATACCGCCTACAAACTCTTTACAAACTTCTTCGCGACCGTGTGTTAATAAACAAGCCATTTTGTTTTGTTTTTAATTGTGAATAAAATAAAGCGCAGTTGCCTACGCTTTTTATTTAATATTATACTCCGTAAAGAACTACGTCTGAACCGATACCATATTGAATACCTGCGTTGTAACGTAAAATAACTCTTACATTGTTTGAACCGTCAATATCCGACATATCAATTGTCTTGCAAAGTGAATTGTCATTTAACAGTCCGCAGCCAAAATAAAGGTTGTCTACAGTTGTTGCAATCATATTGTTTGCGCCAAGTCCGTTAGCCATAAAAATTGGAATACCGTCGTAAGATAAACTTCCGTTTGTGTACCATTGTGTTCCTTGTGTGTTTGTTCCGTTTGCTCCTAAACCTGAAGCACCAAAACCACCTAAAGCACGAACATACAATTTAGCAATCTTCTGTGATACATAAATTCTCAAACCTTCGTTTCCATAAAGTGAAGCTGGAATTAAATCTACTGTTCTACCGATTTCGCCAATTACAGTTGTTGCATCTAAAGTTGTTGTTAAAGGTGCAGAAACGTCAATAACGTCTGCGTCTGCTAACATCAAAGTTTTAAATCCGTCAAATTCTCCTGCTGTTGCGTTAGTTCCGTTCCAAATTGTAGTTTCAATTTTAGCCGCTACTTTAGCTGCTACGTGTGCAATTAAGAAATCTGCAAAAGTTTTAGGCAACGTCTTGAACGCTGAATAACCCATACTTGCCGATTGCCAAGATTGAGCCAAGTCTAACTTGCAAAGTTGTAAATTTACTTGAAATTCTTCTGTTGTTAATACTCTTTCAGTTAGTGTTACCGTTCCTGAAGCTGTGAAATCACA